ATGATGGCTGATCCTGGCTTTTGCCACGTAACGGTACGTGCATCTCCAGGCACGGTACATGACATATTCTTGGCCCTTCGTTCATTTCCCGGCGCCAGTAGATCGGTGGCACCATTCGCGCGAAATGTGCTCACCGCGGCCGTCGATAATCAAGAATCGTTCTTGCACCGAGAACGGCCGGACCATCGTTCAGGGCTCGCGGCACAAAGCCAAGTTATAACACGCTCCGTTTTCGGGGATATCGACACACTTGATCGGATTGGCTGGATATTCTCTCAAGAGGCATTTGAATGGAAAGCGTCGAATTGGCACGCATTTCTCCGAGCAGCGGGCCAAGCGTTTTCCAGCTTCTCGAAGCGGACTAGACCGGCGCGGTCACAGACGATCGTCGATATCTTCTCAACCATAGTGCATGGCACTAGGAATCTGCATCGGTTGAATGGAATCAGCGACACGGCCGGAGAGTCCGATGAAACTGAGACTGCGCGTGCCATTCTCGAGTTCGTACGCGAAGCCGCCGAAGCAATGCAGGCAGGACCAGTCTCCATCGAACAATGGGCGCAAGAAGATTGGAACCCGATTCAAGAGTTGGCGCGCGTTTCCTGCAAGCTGCTAGTCGACGCATCATTTGTAACCGCGCCAAGCAGTACGAACTGGTGGATACAGTACAACGTGGTTTGGTCGAGAATATTTGATCGTCACTCAGACACGCCAAATTTGGTGTTGGCGGAAGTCCAGGAGCGCGCGGCCCGTATGATTTGGAGTCAGATACGCGAGCTTGACTATTCACCCGGCTTCATTGGAGGCCACCTGCTGGGCCTATGCCTGAACATTGGATGGGTTGTAGGAACGAGCCGCCAATCTTCACAGGATAGATCTAAGCCGGAGCGTGCGCTGCTCTGGCTAACGCATAACTGGGCCCGCAAGCGCTTCGCATGGTTGTACAAGTATGATCCTAAGGTCGCTACTTCGGGCTTTTCAGAGCTGATGAGCTATCAGCCAAAGCGCCAGACACTTCGGAGAATGTGGGAACCGATCGCGGGAAGGCCTCGCGCAATCTATAGATCATGGGAGGTAGAAAGCCCCCCACCTGGCCAGGCAGCAAAGCACCTGCGCCCTTATGCAGAGCTTCCGCGTGAGTACTCGTCCCGAAAGAGGCGTGTTCCGCGCCACATCATGTAGCCGGAGCATGGCCTTCTGGAAATTTCAAAGCTCTCGCTGGATCTTTAGAACCGGCTGCCCGGAAAGACGAAGCCGCCACGTCCGGCAGCATCGACCAAAGGAATACGACTCGGCAGGACCGGGCGGGATGACGTCCAATTGCTCTGGTGCCCAGTTGGACCGAAATTTCGGCCGCCTCCTAGCGGAGATCCTCCCACTCTCCGCTCTCCCTTCCTTTGGTCCCGGAGAGCGGGTTTGCCGTCCTGTTTGACCTGTTGATCTCCGAAAAACTCGCAAAAAAGTCCACGGCTAACCCCTTGATTTACAAGGGGCCAAAATTCAGCCCTTTGGTTCCGAGACCACAGGTAGGGAGAAGAGAGAGGACTGATTGGCGAAAATTTCGCCAAACGGCGTTTTTCGCCGGCTCTCCGAAACCACGGACTTCGCGGAAACCCTCGAAAATAGGGGCGTTTTCTCAACCTGCGAAGGGGGAGATAAACGCCCTTCCGAAAGGAGTGGTGGGCCCACCAGGATTCGAACCTGGAACCAAAGGATTATGAGTCCTCTGCTCTAACCGTTGAGCTATAGGCCCGGCAAGGCTTTCAGGGGGATTTGCGAGACGCCCTGTGTAATTTTGGTGAAGTCTTGCGCTTCACGAGCCGGTGCTCGAGGGCCGCCATGGCGTCCTGCATCGAAGCCGCGTGAGTATATCGCTCGGCCATCGCTCTCGTCTTCCACCCACCCATCGCCTGGATGGTCGCGGCATCGAGGCCGGCGTGCGCGGCGTTGGTCGCCATCGTGTGGCGCATGGTGTGAGGCGTGCAGTGCTTCGCGATCTTGGCTCGCTCTACGCACCGCGCGAAAATCGAATTTATCTGGTACACGCGCCCCGACTTCGCCCGCTTCGAGGCGAATAGGAGATCGTCGGGCGCATGCCTCTTGACGACCGCGGCCAGGTACTTCGCCAGCACGCTTGGAATCGGCTGCTCGCGCCGGCCGGCCTTGTCCTTGCCGATCCAGAGGATGCGCCGGTCCGCGTCGACGTCGCGCGCGCGCAGGTTGAGAATCGGCGTGTGCCGGATCCCGGAATAGAGCGCGATCATCACGAACAGGTGCGCGTGCTCGGATTGATCCTCTGCGGCCGCCGCCAGCAGGCGCTGGGCCTCTTCGGGCGAGAGGTACACCAGCTTGCCGGTCGGCTCCCGCTGCCGCTCCAGGACTGGGACTGCGCTGAGCTGCCGTCGGCGCCGCATCGTGTTGAGCATGTGCAGCAGCGCCGATCGCTCCCGGTTGATCGTGGCCGGCCCTGCACCCTCCCCTTTCCGCGCCGCCACGTAGGCCGCCCAGTCGTCCTCGGTGAGCCTGGCGACGGTCTTGGCGCCCAGGTGCGGCGTCAAATGCTCCCGGAACCTCATCTCCTTCGTGTCGATGTCCTTGCCGTCGTGTGCGCGCAGGAAGGCCAGGTAGTCCGCTGCGGCCGCGCGGACGGTCTTCGGGGTCCCTTGCTTGCTGCCGGCGACGCCGTGCGCTGCGGAGCGCTTCTGGGCCTTCAGGCGGGCGACCACCTCCTCAGCCTGGGTCCGGGTGTAGCCCTCAGACTCCAGCCCCACGACCTGGTGGTGCCGCGCGCCGGCGACCATCACGTTGACTGACCATCGACCATCCCCATTTGCGAGGCGCGTGTAGATCACGCCGTGCTCGCTGATCGACGCGCCAGGCTGCAGCGCGCGCATCGCGGGGCGCGTGAGCTTGGCGAAGGCAGTCATTTACGCTTCCATTTCGCATCTAGGGCATTGAGCTTCGCAATCCATCTATCGGCGACCGCATTCGCGCTTTCTCCGGTGTGATAGGCGCGAAGCGAGTCTTCGAGGATTGCCTCAGCCTCGGGCGAGTCGTATCGAATGCCGAAGCCGTTGCCGTCGTGGTCCAGCAATATCCCCATCACTTCCGTGAAAAGCCTCTCGTCAGGCTTTTGCAGCTCGGAAGGCAGATGCATTAGCAATAGGGGCGCGGACGCGAGCATGGCCTCATAGACGAGCTCAATCGGACCGAATCCTTCCCGCAGATCTGTGGCAGTCAGCATCTGCTCCTCCAGCGTTCTGCCTCCAACAGAGTTGGATCGCAACGCCTGCATGACTGCGAACTCCACGGCTTGACTCAGCGATGAGTCGCGCGACCTAGCGAGCATATGCAGTCCAACCTTCGCCTTCGGTGACAGCCGAATGCTGAATTGCGGCAGGCGGTCAGACGCTTCCTTCTTCGGCCGGCCACGGCCCGGCTTCTTGGGCTCCATCCTGATACGTCCTAAGTAATTTCGACAAATTTAGCGAAACCGGTTGCAACTAGCAAAATAACGGTGTAGAAGGAACTTCGTAGTTTTTGCGACATTACAGAAAAAGGAGGGGCAATGAGCACAGCCACCCCGGCCTCGGCCGAGGCGATCGCTGATCGCCTGAACGTAAAGAAAGCTTCCCAGTACCTCGGTCTGTCGACGGGAACGCTTAACAAGATGCGCTGCGAAGGGCGGGGCCCCCGCTATCTGAAACTGGGCAGTCGCGTGTTTTACCGCCGACAGGATCTGGATACCTATCTCTCCACACGCCTAGTGGAGACCGCGGACACCCGTCAGAACGCCGCCTGAAAAGGCGGCGGCCCGAGCGCGCCAACGCCCGAGCCGCCTTGATCAACCGTTCCTGGAGAACGAGATGACCCGATCCACTTTACACCGATCCGCGGCCGAGCCCATCGGCCAAACGCCGGACGCAGTGTCAGAAAACACCTACCCGGCGCCGACGATGTTCGATGCTGAGGATCTCGAAGCTCTGCATGCCGCCTTGATTGTCGGCTTGGGGTCGATGGGCGAGATCCGCAGGGTGCGCGAGACCGCCGAAGCTCACGGCCGCGAGGCAGAGCTACTCGAACAGGGCTTCCTTCCCCTGGACTGCGACCCCGGCGACGGCATCAACGACTTCTGCTTCGCGCTGCAGATCGTGTTCCGCCAGTACCGAGAGCTGATGCGCAACCCGGGGGCTCGCTGACATGGCCGTCTCGACCGAAGTTCGCACACCCGAGCAGGTCCGGGTCATCGACGAGATGGCGAAGCTGCAGTACCAGGCGAAAGGGATCATCCAGCTCATCGAAGTCGCCGGCAACAGCGATGGCCTCTCGAAAGAAACCGTCCCGGGAGCCTGCTGGGCGCTGCGCGACATCATCGACCGGATGAGTGATCTGCTTGGCGGGGTGCAGTCATGACCACAAAAGCCCAGGAAGCAACGCTCGCTGCGCTCAGGACATGTCGAGACATCGACTCGTTGGCGAGCGCAATCATGCGACTCAGTGCGCCGGAAGCGAAGCCGCGCGATGCGTACGAGCGGAGAGTTCAGTCGCTCGCGTGGCGGCTGAGCTCCATGCAGCACCGCTACGCAGCGGTGTCCGACACTGCCGCTGTCGCGCGTAGGGAGCTGAGCATTGACGCCCTAGCCGAGATCATCCGCGAGCGCGTCAAGAACGGATCGCGGTCGGCCGTGAAGGCTGGGCTGGTTCCGGCGGCGGGCGCATCAAACGTGATGGCCTTCCCCGTGGATCGCGCGCGTAAGCCGAGCGCCGCCCTGGGGCAGCGATCCGGCGGCCGCGAGCGCGATGAGCGCCTGCACGCGGTCTTGCTGCAGAGCCTCGAGGACAAGTTCGGCCATCGCCACCCGATAAGCGAGCTTGACGCTCCGGACGGTGCCGCATGAGCCGCCACAAGTGGACCAGCGAGGAGCTGGAAGCGCTCGCGGAGGAGGTTTGCCGCAGAGCAGCCGAGCTCGACGCTTCGGCTGCTCGCGCGGCTTCCGCGGACAAACCGGTCTTCGCCCAGCCCAACGTCATCCAATTCCCGATCGAGCGCGCACGCGCTCCCCAGAGGACCGCATGAGCACCTCTCCCGACAGCGACACCAATGCCGCGACGATCGACGAAGCCGTGCGGTCGATCCGCGAATGCGAGAACGCCATCCGCAATGGCCTGGGCAGGAACCGCGTGACTGGTCGCGCGCTGACGCTCCTCACTTCGGCGCACAGGGCGGCAACGGCCGCCGCCGGACTCTCGGAACTGCTGCGTGTCAACCGCATGGCGGCCTCGATTGCCGGCGATTCCGAGGTCCCTTTCCACGGGATCAACGACTACCACGCGTCCGCTATCGAGGATGCGATCGAGCTGATCCTGCGCGGCCTGGTCGACGGCATCGAATCCTTCGCGCGTGAATCGGGCAAGGGCGACAACGCATGAATCGCATGAATCACATGGACGGCCCGGCCTCCCCAGTGGTAGCGGTCGCGCGCAGTGCGCCGCACAGCCCTGTGCCGCTCTGGTCGTGGTCCTGGACCGCGGCGGACTGCGAGCGGTTCCTGTGGGCTGTCTGCTGCGGGAGCGCGCCGCTCTCGCCCGACGACGTGCTGCGGGGCGTGCTCGCAGTCGAGCAAGGGCGCGCCGAAGTGGATCGTCGAGGTGCCCGATGACCACGGCAACCCGCCCTGCTACGCGGCACATCAACCCGTTCGGGCTGCGCATGCAGCCGGAACTGCGCGCCTACCTGGAAGCGACTGCGCGCTCGAACGGCCGGTCCCTAAATTCGGAAATCGTCACTCGCTTAGAGCAGTCGGCCCTCGCCGATCCGCCCCTCGACGCGGCCGTCGCCGCATCCCCCAATTCCGAGGACTGCAACGCATGAACGACATGACCATCGCCGGCGTGACCGTCCGCCGGGACGCCGAGGGCCGGTACAGCCTAAATGACCTGCACCGGGCGGCCGGGGGAGAAGATAGGCACCGGCCGGGGCAGTTCACACGGACAGACACCTGTCGAGCCCTCGTGGCCGAACTGGAATCTGCGCACATCCGCGCAGTAAGCGTGGAGGAGGGAAGAGGTGGCGGCACCTTCGCCGCGAAGGAGTTGGTCTACGCCTACGCGATGTGGATCAGCCCGGCCTTCAACCTGCAGGTGATTCGAGCGTACGACGTCCAGGTCACCCAGCCGGCCGCCGACCCGATGGCCGCGCTCAACGACCCGGCGGCGATGCGTGGGTTGCTGCTGACCTACACCGAGAAGGTGCTGGCTCTGGAAGAGCGGGTAGCCGAGCAGGCACCCAAGGCGCTGTTCCACGACCGGGTCGTCGCCTCGCCTGGCGCGCTGGATCTCGGCGAGGCCGCGAAGCTGCTCGGCACCGGCCGGAACCGTCTCGCTGCGCAGTTGCGCCAGATGCACTGGCTGACCCGGTTCAACGAGCCCTATCAGGACAAGATCGACGCCGGCCTGCTCGATGTGAAGCTCAGCAGGTTCTGGGAACACCCCGAGCAAGGCCTCAAGCGCTCGGTTACCGCGATCGTGACCGGCAAAGGCCTGGCGCGGCTGCGGGAGCTGGGCGTGGGGCAGAACCCCAGGGCGGTCGCATGAGAGCCGTCATCAATCCCGGCCCGGCGCCCTACGCCGACGAACCCGGCTGCAGCGCCTTGGGCGGCGCCGAGCTGGCCGAGCGGCTGCTGGCCGACCTGGACCTCGCCCGGCGGCTTCCGCTGGTCACCGTCGACGCCGGCAGCACGCCGGACCGCTGTTTCGTGACGCTGTACGACCGCGGCCACCCCGGCTTCACCTACGAGGCTACCGTCACCGGCACGGGCGATGCCCTTCGCTGGATTGCACACGTCGCCTCAAAGACCTGGGTGACCAAAGAGCACCTGGAGCTGGTCGCCGTGTTCGCGCTCGGTCATTTCGTGCCAGACGGAGGGCGCTGTGGCTCGAATCCGCACGATTAAGCCCGAATTTTGGAAGCACGAAGACCTGAGCGCGCTGCCTGAAGCGACGCACATGCTCGCCGCGGCCCTGCTCAACCACGCGGATGACGAGGGGTACTTCAATGCGAATCCAGGGCTCGTTAAGTCGGAGTGCTGCCCGCTCCGTGAGCCCTCAGTGAGTGTTCAAGACAGCCTCAAAAGTCTCGTCCGCGTCGGGTACATCCAGGTTGGAACGGGCGCGGACGGAAAGCGATATGGCCGAGTGGTTACTTTTGCCGATCACCAGCGAGTGAACCGCCCAACTGTGAGCAAAATCAAGAAGATGGACATAGCGTGGGAGCAGTCATCCACAACTCACGAACAGCTCAGTGAGGACTCACTGCCGGAAGGGAAAGGAAAGGAACAGGGAAAGGAAGGGAACAGGGAAGGGAAAGGAGTTACTACCCCTGACGGGGTAGTTGTCGGCGCCGCGGCTGCGCCGCCGTCCGGTGGCCTGTTCGGAGACGAGGGCGACGACGTTCCCGTGACGAAGCCAGCCAGAGGCGGACCACCTGCCTGCCCCCATGACGAGATCCGGGCGCTGTACCACGAGCTGCTCCCCATGTGCCGAGCCACCCGCACCTGGACGGGGAAGCGCCGCAAGCACCTGCAGGCGCGCTGGCGCGAAGACCCGATGCGCCAGAACCTCGACTGGTGGCGCGAGTTCTTCTCGACGATCGCCGAGTCGAAGTTCCTGACCGGCCGCGCAAAGCCAACCAACGGGCGCGAGACGCCATTCCTCGCCGATCTGGCGTGGATCGTGTCGCCTGAAAACTTCGCCAAGATCCTGGACGACACCTACCAATGAGCAAGCATTCGCATGATTCAATCGCGCAACCGCCGGCGGCGATCAGTGCGGAGCAAGACGTTCTCGGCGCGCTGATGCTGGCCCCGGATTCGTTTCCCCTGATCGCAGACTGGCTGGAGGAAGGCGACTTCTACCGCCGTGATCACCAGCTCATCTATCGCGCCATCCGAGAGCAGGCCGAGAAGAGCAAGCCGCACGACGTGCTCACGCTGATGGACTGGTTCGAGTCCCACTCGCTCAACGATTACGTCGAGAACGGCGCTTATCTCGTCGGCCTCAGCAAGACGCAGGGCTCAGCCGCGAACATCGTCGCGTACGCCGAAATCGTGAAGGAGAAGGCGACATTGCGGCAGGGCATCGAGATCGGAAACAAGCTCGTGAACGCGTGCTACCTGCCCGACGGGCGCGACTCTGCAGCCATCGTCGCCGAGGCAACTTCGTCGCTCGCCAACGTCCGCACCGACACGCGTTCGGTAGGCCCTGTGCCGTATCGAAACCTGCTCAAGTCGTGGTTCGAGGAGGCGACGCGGCGCTACAGCGACGGCGGATCGCCCGGCCTGCAGACGTGCTGGCCAGAGGTCAACGCCGCGATCCGTGGTCTGCGCCCTGGGCAGCTCATCGTCCTCGCGGCCCGGCCGAACATGGGCAAGTCGATCATGGCGTTCCAACTCGCGTGCGCGCTGGGCAAGCAGCACCATGGCGTCGGGTTCTCGATGGAGATGACCGGGGATGACCTCGTTGGGCGCGACGTCGCCGCGACCGGGAAGATTCCGCACCAGTGGGCCGAGAGCCCCAGCGCGGACGACCCGGACAGCGAATGGAACTGGGCGCGCGTTGCCGACGCCATCCGGGAGTTGCGTGATGTCGACGTGCTGATCGACACGCAGGCACAGCTCTCGTCGGTGCAAGTCATCGCGCGTGCTCGACGCATCCATCGGCAGAAGAAACTGCGCTTCATCGTCATCGACCACATGCACGAGATGGCGCTGCCGGGCGAGCAAGGGGAGACGATCGAACGCGGCCAAGTCGCCCGCGATCTCAAGGCCCTCGGCAAGGAGCTGGATTGCCCCGTGATCGTGCTCGCGCAGTTGAACCGCAACGTCGGCGCGCGGCAGGACAAGCGGCCGAACATGACGGACTTGCGCGGCTCAGGCGCGATCGAGGAGGTCGCTGACCTGGTGCTGTTCCTGCACCGGCCCGACTACTACGACCCCAACGACCGCCCCGGCTTGGTCGAGCTGATCGTCGGCAAGGGCCGCAACGTCAAGACCGGGACGATCATCAACCTGCGCAATCGTTACGACCAGATGCGGCTCGACCGCTGGGGCGACGAGCCGCCGCCGGCGCCGATCACTGGCAGCAACGGCCCGTACTCGAGCCCGTCTGGTGGCGGCGCGTGGCGTTCGTTCGACCGCCTCGCCGGATCGAAGGCAAAGCGCAGGGGCGACGTCGATGAGTAAGCGCCCGCTCGACACGCAAAAGCCAGACGGATTCGTAGGCCGCGCAGATCGCTTCGTCGCGGTGCGCGAAGGTTGGGAGAAGCGGCCAGGCGAAGCGGGCGCGCCGTATCGAGCGAAGCGCGAGCCCGGGTCGGTAAACACATGGATCGTGACCGATCGCACCGGCCGCAATTGTTGGGTCCGCGACACCGGGCAGATCAGCGACAGCCGGCGCGATGTAGCCGAAGCGGTCGCCGCGGCATGGAACGATGAAGCAAACGAAACCCAGAGAGGGCGACGCGATGAGCCACGCTGATCCGCAAATGAATTTCCGCCTCCCTGCAGACCTACGAGCACGCTTGAAAGCGGAAGCGTTCTGCAACAGGCGCACTCTCACCGCCGAGATCACCTCGCGTTTGGAAAGCACGTTCGTCGATTTGCATTCGGCAAACGATGCGATCACGCGAGTGAACGACATGAAATCCAATCCATCGGTCGTCGAGCGAGCCGCCGAGCGTCGCGAGCGCATCGCCACGATGGCACCGATTACCTTCGAGGTCGTAGCGCAGGAGTTCAGGGCGTCACCGCCTTTCGACCGCGCCGCCGACCGCTCGGCGTTCTTCGCCGTCTGGGCGCTGCTGTCGGTCGAGTGGGCGGATGCCCTGACCGCCGAGCTGGACCGGGAGAAAGGCGAATGAACGACAGACGCAGATCCACCAGCGACCTGTGGAGCAGCGACCGCCCGGAGTTCAGCGAGCGCTTGGCGCGCTTGGCTGGAGGGACCACGTTCCGTGAACCGGCCGGCGCGCGCGGCACGAAGCAGGACCAGTTACCGGACGAGCATGCCGTCGCCGCGGCGTTGGCGTTTGCTCGGCGCGGGCCCGACGACATCGGCCCTGACGTGGCCTATTGCTGGGTGCTCCAGTCCGATGCCTACCGGGAGCGGGTGGTGCGCAAGCTCTCGGTCGCGCTGCGCTGCCACGAGTCACGCGGCGCCGCGGGCCTCCGCTTGGCCGCAGCGGAGGCGGCCTGGTCGGCGATGATCTGGGATCGGTCTACGCCCCGGCCGGCCAGCGGCGGGAGGGAATACGACACGCTGTTGCTCGCCGCGGTGGGCACGCTTCATCGGTCGGCCTGGGACGCTTTGGCGGAAGCGGAGCGCCGTTACAGCCGCGGTGGCGAGGAGGAACAGGCACTTGCCACTTGACGCGGAGATGAAAATCCGAAATCCTGCGCCCTGAGAAGAGCCCCTCGCGAAAGCCAGGGGCTTTTTTTGTGCCCGATCCACCCCTCCCAAACCCTGCGAGCGATCGCGGGGTTTTCGCGTTTCCGGAGTCCGCGATGCCGCCGATCACCGCCACCCTGCTAGCTGCCGCGGTGGGGTGCTCGCGCACCCTGGCAGCAGCCTGGGTCACGCCGATCACTGACGCCTGCCGCCTGGCTGAGATCAACACCGCGCCGCGCCTGGCCGCGTTCCTGGCGCAGATCGGGCACGAGTCCGCCGGCCTGTCACGGGTCGTCGAGAACCTGAACTACAGCGCCGACCGCATCCGCACGATCGGCATGCGGTCAAAGCCCGGGTCGCGGTGGCGCTCGCTGGTGCCGCGTGCGGCGGCACTGGCCGGCAATCCCCAGGCGATGGCCAATGCGGCCTACGGCGGCCGGATGGGCAACGGCGACGAAGCCAGCGGCGACGGCTGGCGCTACATCGGCCGCGGCCTAATCCAGAACACCGGCAAGGCGAATTACGAGGCCGTGCGGGATGAGCTACGTGAGCGTCTGGCGCCGGTGCCGGACTTCGTCGAAACCCCGGAACTGCTGGCCGAACCCATCTGGGCGGCGCTGGCGGCCGGAGCGTACTGGCGTTCGCACAGGCTCAACGCCCTGGCCGATGCTGGCGACTTCGACGGGATCACCCGGCGCATCAACGGCGGCGACGAAGGCGCCAAAGACCGGCGCGAGCGCCACGAACGCGCCAAGAATGCGCTCCGGGCGGCGGCGTGAGCGACCCCGTGAGCCTGATAAAGCTCATTGCTGGCGGCCTCGCCGCTGGGGCTGCGGTGCCGGCAGCAGCCGACGCGATCAGCAAGGCCGAGCAGGTGCTACCGATCATCGGGGTCTCGACCTCGGTGCTGCTGGTGGCGATCGCCGGCGCGCTGATCGGCGTCGTGCTGCTGCCGGAGCGCGACACGGACCGGGTCAGGCCGGCCGCGCACCTGAAGCGCGCGCCCAAGGCGCTGCAGCTCGCCGTGCGCCTGGCCGCAATCTTCAGCGTGGTCCTGGCGTACGCAGTGGTCGCGGCCTGGTTGGTCGCCCTGGCGTCGACTTGGTTCCCCATGCTCAAAGGGTCGCCCGAACTGCCGCTGGCCGGCATCTCGGGCGTGGTCATCCGCCGGATGCTTCCGGGCTACCTGAAGGTCCTGGAGCGCGTCACCGGCGGCATCGGTAAAGGCGACAACGCATGAGCGTGATGGCAGTGGTGACTGGAATCTGGGGCTTCGTCGTCGACGCGGCGGAGGTCGTGGTCAGGAAAGCGCGGGTGCTGATGCGCTGGCTGAAAAAGCCCGGGAGCCTGCTCAAGCTGATGTGCGCCGGCCTGGCGTTCTGCTCTCTCACTGCAGGCATGACGGCCTACAGCAAGGAGCAGCGCATCCGCGAGCTCGGCAACAAGATCGTCGTGATCCAGACTCAGTGCGATGCGGACCGCGGTCGCCTGGAGCATGACGTACGCACCCGCGACCAGCGTCTGGCCCAGATCGCCGACAGCCTCAGGGCCGAGGCGGACAAGCTCAAAGCGCTGAAGGCCGAGAGCGCCGCGGCGATCGACCAACTTGCCGTCCAGGCCGCCGCCGCCGAGCGAGCCGCTGGGCTGTGGCGCCAGCGGTACGAGAAACGTCCCGACACCTGCAGCGCGGCCCTGGAAGTACTCGACACCGCATGCGCCGACTTGGAGGGTTACTGATGCGCGGATACCTGATGTGCGCCCTGGCGGCGCTGCTGGCCGGCTGCGTCAGGGAAGGGCAGCTGAAGTCCAACCTGCCCGCGCCCACCGTGATCGAGGTGCCGGTGGCCACGTACAAGCCCATCGACCCGAAGTTGACCAAGCGCTGCGACTGGCCGAAGAAGGCCAAGCCGTCGCAGGCAATGGACGTGGGCAACAAGCGAAAGGCCTGTTTGATCCGGTACGAGTTGCAGTTCGACGCGATCGACGGCGTGCAAGGCAAGCCGGTGCCCGACACCGCGGCCGACCAGCTGCGCCCCGCCAGCGAGACGACGCCATGAGCCTTCCTGACCGCCTGCGCCAGATCGAGCGCCGCATCACCGAGATCGAGCTCGCTGAAGGCGGCGCGCCCGATCAAGCGTCGCGCCTGCTGGTCATCGAAGTTGCCGGCCGCCTCAGTGAGGATCAGCGCGCAGGGCTCGCTGCCGATATCGACGCGCGCCTGTCCGGCACCGGCGCACGCGCGCTGATCCTCGGGGATGGTGCCAAGCTGGCGAGACCCACCGACGACCAGATCGAGGACCTCCAGCAGCGCATCGTCACGCTGGACGCCAAGGTGAGCGCGCTGCTCGCCGCGCTGGCCGAGGAAGGTGACGATGGCCAGGCAGATCCGGGACGGACCCTGGACGGCGAGCACACCGGCGCCGAGCGCGACCAGACGCAGAGCCTCGGCTGATGGGCCGCGTCCCTACCCTCGCCCCGCGCGTGCAGCGCCTCCAGGAGCGCGCGCCGGCGCCGGTGGCACCGTCCTATGGCCAAGGCCGCGGCGGTCGCCCCTGGCGCCGCCTGCGCGACGCGGTGATGAAGCGCGACGGCTACCTGTGCCAGTGCGACGACTGCAAGGCCCAGGGCCGTCTGCTGCTCGCCCACGAGGTCGACCACATCGTCCCCTTGTTCGAGGGCGGCACCGACAGCGAGTCCAACCTGCGCGCGATCAACCGCGACTGCCATCGGGCCAAGACCGAGGCCGAGGCCGTGCGCGCCCGTAGTGCGAATCGGTCTCGATGAAGCGTTTCACGGCACCGTTTCACACCAACCTGAATGACTGTGGATATCTCCCCCCGGGGGGAGAAAAAAGGTTTTTTCCGATCTTTTCCGGACACCTGCCGCCCTCTCATCGAGAGGTTTTTTTTCGCCCCTGGAATTTCAGCCAGCCCCCGTTTCTGAGCAAAAACTGAGAATGAGCCGCCCACCGTTCAAACCCACCGCCGCGATGCGCAAGCAGGTGGCGATCGCGGCCGGCGGCGGCATGTCGCACGCAGAGATCGCGCTCGGCCTCGGCATCGCGCGCAATACGCTGGTCAAGCACTTCGAGCGGGAACTCTCGGAAGGCTGTCATGCAAAGCGCTTGGCGGTTTTCGCGGCAATGCATGCGGCCGCGGTAAAGGGCAACGTCGCGGCGCAGAAGGCCTATCTCGCGCTGACGCCGGCGAGCGTGCTTGAGGCAGCAAGCCCCACCAAGAAGTTGGGGAAGAAGGAGCGCGCGCAAGCCGATGCGGTGGGCGCCGAAAGTGGCACGGAATGGGATGGACTGCTTGGCGCCAACGTGATGCCTATCCGGGGCGCAGGCTAAGCGCATGCAGGACTGGGATCTCTCCTGCCCGGACTGGTGGGAGAGGTTGCAGGCCGGCCGCTCGTTGGTGCCGACCCTACCGCTATGGAGGCCGGAGGCGCAGCGCGCCGTCGCCATCTTCAGGCGGCTCAAGCTGGCCGACGTGCCCGGGACGCCGACGACCGCCGAGGCTGGCGGCGCTTGGTTCGAGGAGATCATGGGCGCCATGTTCGGCGCGGTGAACCCGGCCAGCGGCGAGCGGATGCTCCGCGAGCTGTTCGCGCTGGTGCCGAAGAAGAACGTGAAGACCACGTTCGGCGCGTTGGGGATGACGACCGCTCTACTGATGAACCAGCGGCCGCGCGCTAATTTCCTGATGACCGCGCCGCAACAGGACGTGGCTGAGACCGCCTTTGACGCGGCCGCTGGTGCGATCGATCTCGACCCGGTGCTCGACAAGAAGTTTCACGTACGCCACCACCTCAAGACCATCGTGCACCGCGAGACCAAGGCGGCGCTCGAAATCATCACCTTCGATCCGGCCGCGCTCACTGGCTACAAGGTCAGTGGTGGCGCGCTGATCGACGAGCTGCACGTCTGCGCCAAGATGTCCAAAGCGGCGAAGGCGTTGCGCCAGATCCGCGGCGGCATGCTGCCGTTCCCGGGCTCGTTCCTCTGGTTCATCACCACGCAAAGCGACGAGGCTCCAGTCGGCGTGTTCGCCGACGAGCTGACCAAGGCACGCGAGATTCGGGACGGCAAGCGGACTGGCAAGATGCTGCCGATCCTGTACGAGTTCCCAAAGGAAGTGCAGGAAGCGAAGGAGCAACCCGGAACGGGGCTTCGCCCTTGGGAGCGGCCGGAAATGTGGCCGTTGCTGAATCCCAACATCGGCAAGGCGATCACGCTGGACCGGATGCGGGAGGAGTACCAGGACGCCAAGGACAAGTCCGAAGAAGAAATTCGAAGCTGGGCATCGCAACACCTGAACATCCAGATCGGCGTCGCGCTTACCAGCGGCGGCTGGGCCGGGGCGGACTTCTGGCAGGATCAGGGGCGTGAGGAGGTCACGCTCGACTACCTGCTTGAGTGGTCCGAGGTCGTCGACTTCGGGATCGACGGCGGCGGCTTGGACGACCTGCTCGGCGCCGCCGCGATTGGTCGCCACAAGACCACCGGGGCGTGGCTGCACTGGGCGCACGCCTGGGCGCACACGTCGGTGCTCGACCGCCGCAAGGACATCGCGGCACAGCTGCTCGACTTCGCGGCCGATGGCGACCTGACGATCGTTGGACAGGTCGGCGAGGACGTCGACGAACTTGCCGAGATCGCCGCGCGCTTCGAGAACGCCGGCCTGCTCGACAAGATCGGCGTCGACCAGGCCGGGCTCGGTGGCGTGCTCGACGCGCTCGAAGCAGCGGGTGTCCCGGCCGAGAAGGTCGTCGGCATCTCGCAGGGCTGGAAGATGATGGGCGCGATGAAGACTGCAGAGCGTCGCCTGGCCAAGGGTGACTTTCTGCACGGCGCAACTCGCCTGATGGCCTGGTGCGTCGGCAACACGAAGACCGAGCCCGTGGGCAATGCGGTCTACATCACCAAGCGCGTGAGCGGCACCGCGAAGATCGATCCGCTGTTAGCGACTCTCAACGCCGTCACGCTGATGGCACTCAATCCGGCAGCGCCGGAGAAATTCGATTTTGCCGCGGCCGTTGCGCCGATGCGGCTGAGGTATCGCTGATGAACTGGATCCCGACGTGGGCCGCGGCCGCATGGGGTTGGATACGTGGTGGATTACGTCGGCTGGTCGGGTTGCAGCTTCCGTTTCCGGGGCGCCGTTCCTCGCCCGCCGCGTGCGCGGTGGACTTCGATTCGGCGATGCAGGTTTCGGCGTTCTATGCCTGCGTCAAGCTGATATCCGAAACGGTGTCGAGTCTGCCGGTGATCTTCTACCGCATACAGGGGCAGCAACGGATACCCGACGATTCGCACCCGCTGTTCGCCGTACTGGCGCTCAAGCCGAACCGGTATCAGACGCGCGTCGACTTCTTCCTGTCGATGGTGATGAACTTGGTCACGTGGGGAAACGCCTATGCGGTGATAACCCGCAACGGGCAGGGGCAGGTTGTGTCCTTGCTGCCAATCATGTCCTCGCAGGTCGAGACTAGGCTGCTCGCCGATGGCGCAGTCGTTCACATCTACACCAGCAGCGAAGGGGTACAGGTTCTAGCAGATGAGAACGTCTGGCACCTCAAGCTGTTTGGAAACGGCATTGTCGGCCTCTCTCCGCTTGGCTTCGCGGCTAACAGCATCGCGATTGCGCAGGCGAACGAGGACCGGGTATCGAGCCTGATGCGTAACGGCGCGAAGCCGTCCGGCGTGCTGAT